TCGATATGCTGCTTCAGAGCGGCTGCCTCGTCGCTCATAATAGACATCGCATCAGTTCCCGCACCAATACCTGTCGCTGCGGTATCGGCACTACCACCGAGGCCTTGGAACAGGGCGATAGACCCAGCGACCACGGCGCCGGTAATCAGAAGACTGGCCCCTAGTGTTGCTATACCTTCAGCTATGCTCTCGGATATGCCGAGTGCTATCATAGCGGCTGTAAGACCCTCTACAACAGCGCCGAACGCAACAGCTATGCCTTCTGCTATCGCTGTGGCTATCCCCCAGGCTTTGGTAGCAAGAGCCCACGCCTTCATAGCTGTTTCAGCTATGAAGGTCCAATTAGCAATCAAGGCTATTCCGGCGGCTATCACAAGAAACGTCTGTCCGGCTCCGGTACTGAATACCTGGTACAGCTTAACGCCCACCTCGACTACAGCGTTTAGTGTAACGAGCAAAATACGCACAGCGTTGATAACAAGCCAGACAAAGTCACCTATTACAGCCATGCCTACTTTCAGTGCACTCGCTTGACTCGAAAGAGAGTCAAACAAACTAGACAATGCAGTGGCCCATTGAGGCAATGTAGTACTGCTGAAGAAGTTTATAAGCGGAACAGCTGCTACTGCCGCCCGTTCTATTGCAGGCGCCAATAGTTCTGCAAACTTACCTATACCTCGTGCTAATGGCTCTATCGTTGTTGATAGTGCAGAGAATGCTCCCTTGATATTTGGTAGAATAGTTTGGAAGGAGGCTGCTAGGATGTCTTTAGCTTTTATCAAAGGCACAGAGAAGGATTCCGCTGCGCTTTGAAGTTCAGCCTTAAGTGTTCTGCCTAAATCAGCGAACGCTGCTTTCACCGCCGGGTTGCCTGCGACGGATAGTGCTATACCAGCGCCGATGCCGGCTAGCCCAACACCCGCAATAAGTGCAGCGGACAGAGCCGCAGATATAAGAGGTAAAGCGGCGACTACAGTTCCAACCATACGTGTAGCAGCGGGCTCTCCTATGTTGTCAAACAACCTGCCTGGTATCGCTGTAAGCAAACGCTGTGAGATTGATGTCTTATCTGGGGCATTATCTTGTTTGTCTTGCTCTTCTTTAATTCGCCTAGTGTTCTCGACGTGTGCCTTGGCTATATCTCGCTCTAGCGCTTCGTCAAGGCTCCGGATACGACTGTTACTAAGAGCTACTGCACGTTCTTGCTCCTTACGCTCATTGTCTAGTGCTTTTGTTTTTTCTTTCTCCAGGGCTGCAAAGGCGCTTACCTGTGCGTCTCCTAGTTGCTGGATGCGCCTGTTGCTCTCCGCAGTCCTTTTCTCTTGCTCTGTATGTGCATCGTTCCAGGCTTTATTGAATGGCTCAGTGAACTCTTTGGCTAGGGTCTTACCTATTCTTGCGAACTCACTTCGTTGCGCTAGCAGTTTAGTAGAGTCAACGTCTACAGCAAGGTGGATAGGGTCTACGCTATGAGCCTGAATCTTAAGCGTAGCCAATTCCCTATTGAAATTGGCTTTATCTATGCGTACAGCGACTTCCGCGTCTACATTGCGAAGACCCTCTTTAATTTCTTGTCTAGCTTGTGCCTCGTTCAGTCGCGCTGTGACTTCTACGTACGCCGACCCAACGCGGGCTCCTTCATCCGGCACTACGAGCCCTCCTTAAAGTGTGCTATAATAGACAAGCGGGACGCAAACTGTGACCTCAGACATAGAAGGGCTACCTCGTGAGCGATATAGTCAAGTTCCTTATCCGGTTCACGATAAAGCAGACTAACCACATGGCGCGCGAACGTGAGCGGACGGAATGTAAGCCCAAGCCTGCCCCGTACCCTATGTCACGCGCCGGGGCTATTACCCAGCTGGTATGCATGATTGTGGTGCCTGTGCTCGTGGTAACTCTACTGTTTATTGTTCTCTGACACCTGCCTTACTTTCTTGACTGCCCCATCAGACCCAGCGTTCATTAGCTTTTTTAGTTCTCTACCACTTGTAAATTTAGGAGGCTCTGGTTTTGCTTCTGGTGCTTCATTGAACACCGGCCGTTTGATGGGCTCCGGCATGCTGTCAAATACGTGCTGTGACTCGGGCGTGATAGCTGCCCGAGCGCCCACGTTTGTAGAGAAATCAACACGACGTATTGTGTCTAGTATGCTGGCAAGCAGGTGATCTTTCTGGTCGAAGAGATCATTTCTGAGCCACTTCATGATGCGGCTGTCACCGGGTAGCTGCTCAAATAGGACAAGGCACCGGCGCAGAGTCAGAGTGCTCTCTGGCCGGTACAGGTCGCGGAGGTCCAGGTGGTATTCACTCTGAAAATCAGCCTCTAGTTTGTCACGGGTGTTAGTGTCCCGTAGGACGGCAGATAGTAATTTTAGCTTATCAACTACTGGCTGCCTTACTATTTCCCCGAACCAAGGGCCTTTTGTATAAGTAAGTCAGACAAGTCAGTGAATTGGCCAAACGTGCGTTGTTTGCCATCATGTCCTTTATTTGCCTTGAATATGGCGAACTGTGCGTCTCCTAAAAGAGCCTTAATCATAGCAAGACTATGGCCGGCCTCTTGGGCTTCGATTACATCCAGTGGCCACAGCCGAATGGTAGCCGGCACGACGTACTTCTCACCATCGTACTCCACCTCTGTGGTTAGCTCTTCTGTGGTCACCACTTCCTTTTCCAGGCTGTTTTCAGTCATTCACTTACTCCTTCTGCGTGTTTTATTCAGGTATTTTACAGCTGCTTTCAGTGTGCTGGTAGAGTCTCTAGCGTTACCAAGCATATGGTTACATGTCTGACACAGTAACCCTCGTACACAGGCACCACACGTTATGTCACCCGGACAACAAGCGTGATCATGGTCTACATGAAAGTTACTGTCACCAGGATCGGTAGTAGTACATATAGCGCATCGACCATTCTGCTTTGTCAGCAGATCGTCGTACTGTGCAACAGTTAACCCGTACTTTTGTAGTAGGCTGCGTTCTCTGTAAAACGATGGATTACTTGCGCCACGCAATTTGCCATATGCGCTGATGCACCCCTTACATTTATAGGTATAACCTCGCTTTCTGGTTCTGTTTAGGTGAAAATCTGTCTCTGGCTTGGTTTGTTTACAAACTGAGCATATAAGCATTAGGTAGCCTTTCAATGTGAGGGGTAATCTGAGGAAAGGTGACCCCTCACAGGCACCCTTCCTCAGACGATAATTACCTAACCTTAGCTGGCCGGGAGAAGTGCACTATTGTCGGAATAAAGGTAAGCGAGCACACCAGAAGTGTCCAGTGCACGCATCTCAATTCCCAGAATCTGAGCATCTTTCCTGACCAGCTTTAGAGAGTCGCGCTTATCAATTACAGTAGTAGGCAAGACCAAACGAGATACATCATCCTCATCATCTTCCCATTCAACTATCAGAGCACGCTCCTGAGAAGGTGGGTTAGACGGAATGGTAAGTGAGGCTGCTCCGAAGCTGTTAACAACGGTCGTATTGAAAAAATACAAACCCCAGGTGTCGTAATTGGTTTGGCCGAGGTTAAATTTGATCGAGAACTTTACGCTGTCCAGAGCAGTTTTGACGGGCATAGCTGACTGCCACATCATCAAGTCCTTTAAGTTTACATCAGGGCTAATAGTAACGCCTTGCTCATCTATATAGCCCAGTTCCTTAAACCCTGCATTGATAGTCATTGTAGCGTTAGTAGGAAGCGTGGTGCCTATTGCACCTACCAACACTCTACCGGACGGCGCGAGCCGAACCTGGGTTGAGTCATTTGCCATTATATAAACCTCTCTCTGTTGTTATGAGGCAAGCGGCATCGGCTCGCCCGGTACTGTTGTTAGGCGTACGGATAGAAAATAGCGGGGTGTCTCCTGTAGCGGGTCAGGGACACGTGTCTTCCCTACCTCTAAATTCATATCCATAATAATCAAACCCATACCTCGGTACCCCACCGACCGGCGGAGGGTCGCTATAACGATATCGGCAATTTGCTCGGTAGGCGTTCGTCGCTCCCCGTACACATCGATATCAATTCTAGGTCTATCAATCTTTGGCCACACGCGCACGGAGCCTTCTTGGCTGACGACAATGCGACGCTGATAAGGCACAAAGCCATTCATATTTGTTGAGATTATGCAGGTGTTCATTAACTCTGGGGTCTCCCAGGTGAGGATATCCACCACGGCCGCTTCGGCTGAACCTGAAAGAAGGAACTCAGTATCATAAAACGGCATACAGCCTCCTTTCTATGCTCTAGACCTGAGTATGTCGACCGCCCGTCCAAAGCAGCGATACTTAAGAATCAGTGTTTTGCCTCCGGCGTGGGCACCGACTTCAACCCAAAACGCCTGACGGTCATCATTAAGCGCGAGCCATGCGTAACTCTTTCTGTTATCGGTAATCGTGCGTACACGTTTCAGCTTGAAGGATTCCACGTACTTCGTCAGTCGCGGGTCATGCCGCCTGCGCGCCTTCTCGGTCTTCACTTCTTCCGATACGAAGATAGAGGCAGCTTCTTTGTTAATTTCTTCAGCCTTAGCCTTTAGGATTTTACTAAGGTCCGCGCTATCCCACATAATGTCTTCAAGTTGACGTATATTCACTTCCACTACGGGGTCAGCCATATGCTCCTCCTAGCCCTCGCGCAAGCGGATGATGAAAGCACTATGATGATAAATGCCTTCTAACGTGCGCCAAGTGTTAGGCTGGCCAAAAATGTCATACGTTTTACCATAGAACAGTACGCGGTCGGTATACAAAACGTCCGTATCATATGGTGCATAAACGCGCAGGAAAGTCTGCTCGTACTGCCTGTCAGCATTGTCTTCTTTACTGATACGAGGCGAGAGCCTAAACGGCTGGACGTTAGCATCTGTCACTAACGTTTGCGTTGCATGATTCCAGTCGTAGTATGTAGAAGTGTCCACTGGATCAGTAACCAGTACAGCTCTGACCACATAGAATGAGTCGCTGCCTAGTATCATAGGGTCTCCTTTACAGCAAGGGCAGCGAGTTTTCTGATCTAAAGCCAGGAGTCCCACCTAGCCTGAATGTACTTTCGGTGATTGCATACCTATCCAAGGTGCCTTGAGCAAGCTGCACGACAATCTGGCCTGTCATGTCTGCGTATGCCTCAGTGACATCGCCTACCGTCAGCTCCTTAAGTGCACCGCCTTTTTGAAGGCCGAGTGCACTCGCTACAGCAACCGTTACCATGTATTTAATATCTGAAGGCACAGAGATGTACCCATGAGTATAGACAACATTCACTACCTGCAAAGGGTCTAGACCGGTAACAGAGTCGAGTCCGTTGTAGTAGTGATTAGTAGCCAGGTTAGTGTCCCATTTGGTTACCGAAGATACGCTTATGATTGGTGCACCGGGAAGCTGCAATATACCATAATAGTCAGCCTGTAATCGCAGAGCGTCATCCTCTATCAGCTCAAAGGAGGTGTCAACGTAGTTGTTCACGAAGGCTGAAATAGAGGATATGTAATAAGTCCACCTTGCAGTTTCAGCATCGTTCTTGGGTGCACGTCCTATAGACGCTTCTATATCATCTAAGGTTGCAAGATCAGCCATTCACTATCCTCCTTCCTCTTATCCGTATGTCCGCCTGGGACACTAGGACCACCACCTTTCTTCGTTAGAAGTTTGTTAGCAGTGAAGTTATCTACCATATCTATCCTCGATTTCTTTGAGGAGGGTGGTGAATTGGGCTTGAGTAATTGTCCAAAGGGTGTTTGCTCTGTCTCGTGCTTGTTGGGATGCTGTGTTGTAGTTAGCGGTTAGTTCGTCGAGGGCGTCGGCCCATGCGTCGTAGTCCTCGGGCTCTACGTACTTGTACGCGGTACCAGCTTCACGTGGACCAAGCAGATCTGACACGAGGCTAGGTACGCCACTACAGGCGGCTTCGACTGATATGCGACCGAAGCTCTCCGTTGTACTAGGCATGAGGACAATACTCGATTGACGGTAAACTTCAAGTATGTTCATTTGGTGCTCTACAGTAAGCACATTATGTCGCGGACGAAGGTCTTGGTTGCCGTAAGCACCCTGAACCCCTAGGAATGCGTATTGAGGGAACTCATTAGCAAGGTGATAGAAAATGTCACCTCCTTTATCAAAGAAGGGCGGTGCTCCATCGGATAGGTTCACGAGTGTCACGTAAAAGCCGGCGCTGTCTATTATGTACCTGGCCGGGTCTACCGGAGGGAACATCACAACACTAGGTTTGTCAGCGTGTATTTCCTTTTCCGTGTTATAGCTGTTATAGATAAGAAGGTCACCATATTTGCGGGCTATATTGGTACTATATTCCGTAGTGTTTGACACCAACTGAATGACTGGGATACCGGCTTTCAGTCCTAGATACCAGGCGCGTTGTACTGTGCCGAGGTGCGCGATTATCACGTCATATCGTGGTAGGTACATCTCGATATCACGCTTGGAGCTGTAGGCATTGACCATGATCCCGTCTACAGCGAAGCTAGGCTCGCCGGTAGGAAAGGGACGGGCCATAAGTACATCGACGGTGTGGCCGGCGGCTCTTAGCAGTAGCAGGGTCTCGTGTAAGGTAACCTCCGAGCCACCTGTGTGGCCTGATGCGATGTAGTAATCACTATAGGCTAATAGCTTCACATCGCCACCCCCTTACGAGTAGCGAGCTTTGCTGCACGTCGTAATAGCTCAGGACTATCATAGAAGCCACCCAAGGCTCTGTTACACCTAGCACATAGGAGAGCTATAACATTTCCAGTGTCGTGGTTATGATGCACGGCTAGGCGCCTAACTTTTCCATTCGCATGTTTAGCTGTCTCAGGTTTATCACAGATAGCACACACATGATTTTGCTTCTCTGACATCGCATCATACTGTTCGATCGTCATGTTAAAATGCCTTTTTAGATCATGGCGACGATCGTAGTCTGGATCAGCTGCAAGGCTGGCTTTACGACATGCTTTCGCCTTTATCGGATCGCGCCTAGCACGGTCCCTAGCACGCATTT